GCCTTCGCATCATACCAAGAACTAGTTGGAAAGATGTTTGGAAGTTTCATACAGTTCCACTTTGACGTGGCCACGAAGAAACTGACCATAACACAGAGACCACGGGCCGACAACGAGACCGTGTTGATGCACACCGACAACTACAGACCAGACATAACCTTATTCAAAGACATCGACGCCAAACCATGGATAAGGGACTACACCTTGGCCGTGTGCAAGGTCATGCTGGGAGAGGCCAGAGGCAAGTTCAACACCATAGCGGGTCCACAGGGCGGAACGACACTGAACGGTGACGCACTCAAGAACGAGGGAAATGCCGAGATGGAGAGACTTGACCAAGAGATCGGCAACTTCCAAGAAGGTGGCACACCACACAGTTTTGTTATTGGTTAATTCCAGTCAGATCACATCTAAATAGTGTTGATGAAAAAATCCAATTACAAGAATTACTCTGACCTCACATTAGATGAACTGGAAAAGTTGGTAGAGGAATTGGAAACGATGAGCATCAAGGCCTTGAAAGAACGCAAGAAAACCTTGAGGGCTTCCATACTGAGATCCGTGAGAAAAGCAATCAAAGAGATTGAAAAACGTCTGAAAAAATAGTATAATAATCCTATGCTGATAGGAGTGGTAGGATTGATAGGTTCTGGTAAAGACACCGTATCAAAGAGATTAGAGCAGAAACACGGATTCCGCAGGGATTCTTTCGCCAAGAGTCTCAAGGATGCCGTGAGTGCCATGTTCAACTGGGATCGCGAGATGCTGGAAGGCAACGGCGACGACAGCAGGCAGTGGAGGGAACAGCCCGACGAGTTCTGGTCAAAGAAGTTTGGCAAGACAGTCACACCGAGATGGGTGCTTCAACACTTCGGAACGGAAGTGATGAGACAGCACATGCATGATGCGATCTGGATTGACAGTTGCTTATCAAGGTACGACGGCAAGCCCACTGTGATATCGGACACGAGATTCCAAAACGAATTGAAGACCATCAAGGAGAACAAAGGTCAGATCATATTGGTCAAGAGGGGTGAATTGCCCACACGAGAACAGATGCAGGAAAAGGGTGCCCACAAATCAGAGTGGGACTGGATGGGCTGGAACTTCGATCATGTCATAGACAACGATGGCTCCAAGGAGGATCTGTACAAGAAAGTGGACGACCTAGTCGTCAGCAACAAGATCACCAATCCTCCAACCCAGACGACGGATCCCCTGCAACCGCTGGCAATTGGCGCAAACAGTTTTTAGATTACCCACTGATATATTACGCAGATTCCCATCCACGAACAACACATCCAGTTGTGCTTGATCCTGGGCTTTGAATCCGCAAACTTCACACTTCTTCTTTTTCTTGTAGCCAGAGCGCTGTAACGCTGTGATCCCGCCGACACGTTTGCCCGCTTTCTTCCTGTTGCAGGTGTCACAAAGACTGCGCCAGTAAACTTTGTCGCCACGCCTGTAGGCATATGCCCTCGGTCGGCTCTTGCACTGCTTACACAATGGTCTAAGACTCTTATCCATAAGCATATTTACGTCGCCTATATAGGCACCTGGAAAATGGTAAATTCTGTCGTAAAAACCATATGATCTAATAAATAACTCTAGTATACACGTAACTTGCAAGGAGAATACGAAAAATGGCTTTAACATCACCAGGAGTAGAAGTTTCAGTAATAAACGAGAGTTTCTACGTACCATCGGATGCGGGTACAACACCACTATTCATAGTAGCATCATCACAGGATAAGACCAACGGAGCGGGAGACGGAACTGCGGCAGGAACAACAACTGCGAACGCCAACACTGCTTACCTTATCTCATCACAGAGAGAATTGACAGAGACTTTTGGAGATCCAAAATTCTACACTGACGCTTCAGGAAATTCATTACACGGTTATGAGTTGAACGAATGGGGCCTACAGGCCGCTTACAGTTTCCTAGGAGTGGCCAACAGAGCATACGTTTTGAGAGCCAACGTTGACACCAACGGATTGATCGGAAGCGCATCGGCTCCGTCAGCGGCACCAACAGATGGCACGTACTGGTTTGACCTTGCATCAAGCACGTATGGTATATTCGAATGGAGCCAAACAAATCAAGCATTCACAACAATAACCCCTGCATTAATCACTTCAGGTTCAGACCTAGATGGTGGTTCAGGTGACAACCCACCTAAGTCAGCATTTGGAACTATTGGATCATATGCCATAAACACCACACACGTTTCAAACAGAATATACTACAAAAACAGAAGCGGAACTTGGGTAGTTGTTGGATCAAGCGCATGGCACTTGTCACACCCTGTTGTGACGGTAGCATCAGGAACGACCGTAACGAGTGGTAACACTTTCGTTATGAACGGTGTCACGATCACACCAGGAGGTGTAAACCTATCTGATGTGGCCACAGCGATTGGATCAAACGTAACAAACGTTTCAGCCAGCGTGAACGCTACCACAGGAAACCTAGAGATATTCCACAACGGTCTATCATTGGGTGACTCTACAAGACGTCCGGAAAATGGTGTTGACACTGTGATTAATTTCCAAGAAGGAAACGGTGTACTGGCACAACTAGGAATCACCGTGGGCGAATACAACGGTCCAAAATTCCTACAGGACAAACACACTAACAGACCTACCTGGAAGACAGCAGACGAAGACAGACCAAATGGTTCTGTTTGGTTCAAAACAACGTCAGCCAACTCGGGTGCAAACATAGTTACAAAACTATACAGCACCGCAGATGCGAGCTTCTCAACAGTGGCCAGTCCACTCTACGCAAACAACCATTCGGCTATCTACAACCTAGATGCCGCGGGTGGTGGAGCCAACCTAGCAGTCGGAACACTGTACGCACAGTACAACATCACTGAAGAGTTTATAACCAACAATGATGCCAACGACTCAACCCCGAATGTTGGTAACTTTCAACTATTTAGATACGAGGGTGGCGTCACTAAAATCACGAGTAATTCGACCTCACCAAGTTTCGTTAGTGGAGAAACATTCACTATTAAGGAATCAAGGAAAAACCAAGCGGCTTTGAGTGATGCTATAACCATTACACTTGCTGGCACAGACGCCGACGCATTTGTAGCCGCGGTGAATGCCAAAGTCAACAGTTCTGCCTTGGCAACTTCAAACACGGAACTAATCAACATCAGGGCATCTAAACTAACAACTGGCGAGATAGTGCTCGAGCACGTGCTGGGTGGAGAGTTCAGAATGTTTGATGGCGAGAACGGAACCCCATTATCAGACGCAGGTTTTGATTTTACAACCAACGCTCATGCTTATGGTTCATACACAGCGAACAGTTCTACACTAATTGATAACTTATACAAGATACCAAGTGGTGACACAATCGACTCAAGCGCCAACACAGGTCTAGTGGCCACAAACTGGAAGAGATTGAGCTACACAGCATCCGTGAGTGCCCCAACAAATGAGCCAGCAGATGGCACACTTTGGTATGACACTAACTCAGATGTAGCAGACATCATGATACACAACGGTACAACATGGGTTGGTTATCAGAACTACGATAGTTCATATGCGGACACTGATCCAAATGGTCCACAGTTCTCAGCGACAGCACCTACCACACAGTCAGATGGTACTGCCCTGGTTAACAACGACTTATGGATTGATACAAGCGACCTTGAGAACTATCCAAAACTCTACAAGTACAACACATCAGCTACACTGAGCTCGAGCAACACGGCCAACCAAGTGGCAGTGACCACAACAGGCGCGGCTTGGGTGCTAGTCGACAAAGCGGACCAGACCACGGAAGATGGTATAGTTTTCGCGGACGCCAGATGGCACACTTCAACTGACAAGGCGGCGGGAACATCGACCGCGGCGGGAACACCATCATCGATCAAGGACCTGTTGAGTGACAACTTCCTAGATCCAGACGCCCCGAACCCAGACAACTACCCACAGGGTATCTTGTTATGGAACACTAGACGTTCTGGTTACAACGTCAAGGAGTACAAGAACAGTTACATCACAACAACCAAGTATCCTGGATCGAGTTCAACAGGACTTGGAAACATCAGATTCAACAACGAGTCTGTGAGCACTTACTACCCAGACAGATGGGTGACCAAGTCTAGCAACAATGCCGACGGTTCTGGCACTTTCGGAAGGAAGGCACAGAGAAAGGTCATCGTTGAGCAGTTGAAATCCGAGATAGACACCAACCAAGCAATCAGAGAAGACCAAAGGGGATTCAATGTTATCGCTTGTCCTGGTTATCCAGAAGTGATACAGAACATGATCAACCTGAACACAGACAGGAACAACACTGCGTTCGTGATAGGTGACACACCTCTAAGATTGGCAGGAACATCCACAGCGATACAGAACTGGGCCAACAACACTGCGTCAGCACTGGACAACGGTGAGGATGGACTTGTTAGTTCAAGTGATTACCTTGGTGTGTTCTACCCATCAGGGCTGACCACCGACAACACAGGCAAATCAATCGTTGTACCACCATCACACATGATGATGAGGACGCTGGCCAACAACGACAACATCGCTTTCCCATGGTTCGCACCATCAGGAACAAGGAGAGGTGTGGTCGACAACGCCACCGCAGTTGGTTACATAGACACAGCAAGTGGTGAATTCCAAACAATATCTGTTACAGAGTCAGTGAGAGACAGTATGCACGAGGTCAAAGTTAACCCAATAACTTTCTTCTCAGGTGCTGGTATCGTCAACTTTGGTAACTTGACCAAGACATCGGCGAGTTCAGCACTAGACAGGATCAACGTATCAAGGTTGGCAGTGTATCTGAGATCACAATTAGACGCAATCGCCAAACCATTCATCTTTGAACCAAACGATGAACTGACAAGGAACGAGATCAAACAAGCGATCGAGTCATTCTTGCTAGAGCTTGTTGGTCAGAGAGCGTTATACGACTTCCTAGTAGTGTGTGATGACACCAACAACACACCCACAAGGATCGATAGGAATGAGCTATATGTCGACATCGCGATCGAACCAGTGAAGTCGGTCGAGTTCATCTACATACCGTTGAGAATCAAAAACACAGGAGAAATTGCAAATTTAGGGAACTAATTTTGGAATAAATAGATAGGAGAAACAAATGGCAATATCA